CACTTCAAGAGGGTGGCCATGGGCGCTGGCCAGGAACGGTTCCGCGATGCGCCCAACAAGAACGAGCATTCACACATCGGTGACTCCTTCGGCTACCTGATGCTGGGTGGCGGCGAGTACAACCGCATGACCCGCACACACCAGCTCGGTGGCCAGCCCATGAAGCAATCCACCGCCAGCATGGACTTCGATGTATTCGGGTGATATCTCGCAGATATCGCAATCATTGCAACTTGTCCAGAACCCAATAGAATCGATTGGTATGAGTATCGACATTGATCCTTGTGTGGTGCATCACTTCGCGGCTGGTGTCTATGCCAAGCAGATGACATTGCCCGCTGGCCACTTTGCTGTGAAGCACACACACGACTATGACCACCTGAGCATTCTCGCCAAGGGCGAGGTTGTGGTAATGGTTGATGAAGAGGTGACGCTGTACACGGCTCCCGCTTGCATCAACATCAAGGCTGGCCAGGAGCACAGGATTGAAGCGATCAGTGATGTCGTCTGGTTCTGCATTCATGCAACTGATGAAACAGACCCGGACAAGATCGACGAGGTTTTGATAAGGAGTTAACCATGCCATGGATCGCACTGGCAGTGATTGCTGGATCGCTTTACACGGGTGACCAAGCACGCAAGGCCAATAACCAAGCAAGAGATCAACAGGCTCTCGCCTTGCAACAGCAAGCCGCCGATGCAGCCAAGATGCGTGAGGAGCTGGCGCGGCAGACCGCTGTCTACCAGCAGCAGGCTGGATCATTGCAACAGCAAGCAGAGGTTGCCAAGCAGACGTTTGAGGCGAGTCAGTCTCAGTACGCGCAGAACAAGCTGGCCATGGATCAGAAGGCCAAAGAGGTGCAAGCCGCCGCTGATGAGGAGCGCCGAAAAGCTGCACAGCAGGAGGCCTCCGCACTGCGTGCCCGCACCCGTGGTGGCCGCAGATCCCTGCTGTCTGATGCCCGCATGGATGCGGAACTCGGTGTTGCCGCCAATCTGGGTGGCGCGGCTGGGATGGTCTAAATGGCCACCCTTCCCTTTTTCAAGCAACGCGCTCTTGCACGCCGCAGGAGCAGTGACCTTGATCGCCTGGCATCCGAGTACAAAAAACAGGTTGACCAGGTGACTGGTCAGTACGAGCAAGCCTTCGGTCAGTACCAGGCCAAGACGGCTGAAACCATGAAGCCGTTTGAAGATCAGGTCGCCAACTACAAGAACGTCGAGATGCCTAACTATGAGGCCGCAAAGGCCAAGTACCAGGCGCAACTAGATGCCTACAACGCCCAGCTTGAGGCGCTCAAGAACGATCCTGGCACGCCGCGAGAAGAGACGGTGGTGACGGGCACGACATGGTACGGGGCCAAGAAGTACGGAACGATAACGGTCTATGACCCCAAGCCCGTGCCCACCTTCAACGAGAAGATGCCCGAAGCGCCAGCGACTCCCACGCCACCCACCGTTGAGCAATTCGACTCCACTGATTTCGACCAACAGCGCGGCGCTCTGGAATCCACATTCAAGCGTGAGGTGGGTGAGCGCAAGGCTGGCCGACTGGCCGCTGTGTCCCGCCGTGCATCTCGCCCTATGTTGCAGGGAAGCTGACATGGCAACCGCACTCAAGCGCCGCATGGCGCGACCCATGATGGAGGAGGCAGACAAGGAGAACCACAAGTGTCCTCTGCCAACCCATGACCTGCACCTGAACCTCAAGAACCGCACCGTGGCGTTCAAGGAGTACGGGTATGGCCCGGCCAACCCGGATGAGCCAAGCAAGCCCTTTTGGCTCCGCAAGAGCGTGATCTGGAACTGCACTGAGCAAGAGGCCAAGACCATGCGGTGCGCCAACTGCTCGGCCTTCATCCAGACCAGCCAGATGCTTGAGTGCATCAAGGCTGGCATTGAGGCCAAGGATCCGCGCCTGGAGGCTGGCTATGACGATGATGTGATTGAAGCGGCCAACCTGGGCTATTGCGAGCTCCTGCACTTCAAGTGCGCTGGCACAAGAACCTGCGATGCCTGGCTGACTGGTGGCCCCATCACCGACAAGAACGAGATGGACTGATGAGCAAGTACAAAGACCCCGAGGGCGGGCTGACCGAGGCAGGTCGGCGCAAGTTTGAGCGCTCTGGCGAGAGTCAGAACCTCAAGCCTGGGGTCAAGGACAGCAACCCAACGGGTGACCGGGCGAGGCGAAAGGGCTCATTCCTGACCCGCTTCTACACCAACCCGTCTGGCCCGCTGGTCAAGGACAACGGCAAGCCAACCAGGTTGGCGCTGGCCGCAAACGCATGGGGTGAACCAGTGCCGCGCACCAGATCTGCCGCCGCCAGGCTTGCTGCCAAGGGGCGCAACCTGCTTGAGAAGTACAAGATGGAGAAAGACTGATATGCAACGACTCACACCAGAACAGATCATCAAGCGCCAGGATCTTGCCCAACGCAAGAAGGACGAGTTCCAGGCGCTCTACATGGATGCCTACGAGTTCGCGCTCCCCCAGCGCCAGCTCTATGGGGTCTGGGAGGGCAAGGCCACGGGCAGGAACAAGATGTCCCGCGTCTTCGACTCCACGGCCATCAACAGCACCCAGCGCTTTGCAAACCGTTTGCAATCGGTGGTCTTCCCGCCCCAGCGCAAGTGGGCGCGGCTGGAGCCGGGCAACGACATCCCAGTGGATCGCCGCCCCACCACCCAGGCCGTGCTCGAGCTCTATGCCGACAAGATGTTCACGGTCTTGAAGCAATCCAACTTCGACATTGCCATGGGCGAGTTCCTGCTGGATCTGGCCGTGGGCACTGCCTGCATGATGGTTCAGCCTGGCGACGATGTGAGCCCCATCAACTTCATCCCCGTGCCGCTCTTCCTGGTGACCTACGAGGAAGGGGCCAATGGCCAGGTTGATAACGTCTACCGCAAGATGAGGATGAAGGGCGAGGTCATCCAGCGCCAGTGGCCTGATGCCAAGATCCCCGACCAGTTGAAGCGCCTCATTGACGAGAAGCCCACCGAGGACGTTGAGCTGCTTGAGGCCACCATCTATGACCAGAAGCGCGGCGACTATGCCTACCATGTGATCTACAAGGAAGGCAAAGACGAGCTGGTCTATCGCCGCAGGAAGACCAGCCCCTGGGTCATCAGCCGCTACATGAAGGTGGCTGGCGAGATCTATGGCCGTGGCCCCCTGCTCACTGCCCTGCCCGACATCAAGACGCTGAACAAGACCAAGGAGCTGCTGCTCAAGAACGCATCCCTGGCCGTGGCTGGTGTCTACACCGCCGCAGACGATGGCGTGCTGAACCCCAACACGGTCAAGCTGGCTCCCGGCGCGATCATCCCGGTGGCCAGGAACGGTGGCCCCCAAGGCCCGGCCCTGGCTCCCCTGCCCCGCTCTGGCGACTTCAATGTCAGCCAGTTGGTGATCGGTGACCTGGTGGCCAACATCAAGCGGATCCTGCTGGACGAGTCCCTGCCGCCCGACAACATGAGCGCCCGCTCGGCCACCGAGATCGTGGAGCGCATGAAGGAGCTGGCCCAGAACCTGGGCTCGGCCTTTGGTCGCCTGATAAACGAAACCATGATCCCGCTCACGGCCAAGATCCTCGAGGTCATGGACGAGCGCGGCCTGATCGATATGCCCCTGCGGGTCAACGGTCTAGAGGTCAAGGTCACCCCGGTGGCTCCCTTGGCCCAGGCCCAGAACATGGAAGAGATCAACGCCATCATGCAGTTCGCCCAGATGGCCCAGGCCTTTGGCACGGATGGAGCCCTGGCCCTCAAGAACGAGGTGCTGGTGGACTACATGGCCGACAAGCTCGGCGTGCCCTATGCGGTTCGCAACACCCGCGAAGAGCGTGCCGTGCTGATGGATGAGATGAAGAACCAGCAACAGCAGGCCGCAATGGCGCAGGCCATGGCCATGCAAGCCCAGGGGGCCGCGCCCGCACCGCAGGGGATGCCAGCATGAGCTGGGAAGATTTGGAAGCAGAACAGTCAGACATCCGCGATGTGACCCAGGCTCGAGAAGATCTGGCCAGGCTATGCCTGCGGGTGTTTGGTGACGAGGATGGCCAGAAGCTGCTGGCCTGGCTCAAGGAGTTCTACGTGGATGTGCCCATCGCCGTGCCGGGCACTGACCCATCCCATGCCTACTTTGCCGAAGGGCAGAGAGCCGTGGTGCGGGACATCGAGGCACGGATCAACCAAGCGAGGAAACTTTGAGCGAAGACACCAACCAACCCAGCGAAAGCACTGGCCTATTGGACGGAGTGACAGCAGACACACCAGAAGATCAAGCGGCCAACCCACAAGCCACCGAGATCTCCCACAAGAACGAGCCAAACCCTGGGGCTCCCAAGACCAGGCCCGAGTACCTGCCCGAGAACTTCTGGAACCAGGAGACTGGTGAGCCTGACGTTGAGGGCATGGCCAAGAGCTGGCGCGATCTGCGGGCCAAGATCAGCAAGGGCGCACACAACGCCCCGGCTGACGGCAAGTACAACCTGGAGAGCTTTGGCGACCAGGCTGACGGCAACCCAATTGCCGAGACTCTGGTCAGCTGGGCCAAGGAGAACGGGCTCTCCCAGGCCCAGTTTGATGACCTGGCCAGCCAACTCCGCGCCAAGAGCCAGGAGGTCATGGGCGCTGAGATGATCGACCCTGCCGCCGAGATGAAGCGGCTTGGCCCCAACGGGAACGCCATCATCAGTGGCATGGTGGACTGGGCTCGAGGCCTGGTGAACAAGGGGGTCTGGAGCAAGGACGATTTTGAGGAGTTCAAGATCATGGGCGGGACGGCCCGTGGGCTCCAGGCACTGCTCAAGGTGCGCGAGGCCTACGAGGGGCGCGTGCCCATTGAAAGCAGCCCCCAGGACGGAGCGCCCAGCAAGGAGGAGCTCTATGCCATGGTGGCTGATCCCAAGTACAAGACCGATGCCGCCTACCGCCAGAAGGTTGAGAGGCTGTTCTCCCAATACGCTGAATGATCTGCCAGGAGGCAGTTGCCAGTTGACCCGGCCTCGCGCCGGGTCTTTTTTGTCCAAAATGCAAGCACCCCGGTTGCATTGTGTTGATTTTTCAATACAATGCCCGCAAGGCCCACAGCAATGTGACCCTGACCAGTGGCGAGACACCACCGAGTGGCTGGCGCTACCAGCAAGCACAGGCCCGCATCAGCGGCTCACCAGCGCGACAAACCCTGATCAACAACCGAACGAGGTATCCAAATGAGCGTTTCTCTTTCCAACGCCTTTGTGACGCTGTTCGATGCTGAGGTGAAACAGGCTTACCAGGGCAAAGCTGAACTGGTTGGTGCTGTGCGTCAGCGTCGAGGTGTCGAAGGCTCCACTGTCAAATTCCCCAAGGTGGGTCGTGGCGTTGCCACCGCCCGTGTCCCGCAGACTGATGTGACTCCCCTGAACGTGGGTTTCAGCACTGTCACCTGCACCCTGTCTGACTGGAATGCTGCCGAGTACTCAGACATCTTCAGCCAGGCCAAGGTCAACTTCGATGAGCGCTCTGAGCTTGTGCAAGTTGTCGGCAATGCGATTGGTCGCCGCCAGGATCAGCTGATCCTCGATGCCCTCGCCGCCGCTTCTGGCACTGGCACTGTGGCCAACAGCATTGGTGGCACTACCACCAACATGAACATCGCCAAGTTGCGCGAAGCCGCCAAGATCCTGAACGCGAAGAACGTGCCCAGCGAAGGTCGCCACATCATCATCCACGCCAACTCCCTGGCCGCGATGCTTGAGCAGACCTCTGTCACCAGCTCGGACTTCAACACCGTGAAGGCTCTGGTTCAGGGCGAGATCTCCACGTTCATGGGCTTCCAGTTCCATGTGCTGGGTGATCGCACCGAAGGTGGCCTGCCCATCGATGGTTCGTCTGACCGCACCCTGTACGCCTTCCACCGCGATGCCATTGGCTACGCAGAAGGCATCGCTCCTCGCACCGAGATCAATTACATCCCTGAGAAGACCAGCTGGCTTGTGAACGCTGTCTTCTCTGCTGGTGCGATTGCCATCGATGCCGAGGGTATCGTCAAGATCACTGCCCGCGACACTGCGGCCGCAGCTTAATAGGAGGGCTGAATCATGGCTTTTGATTCCGCAGGCTTGAACGCCGCAGGTGGCCAGTCCAAAGCGGGCAATGCCCCGCAAATGTGGACTTACACCACCACCGATGCCGCCGCTACGGTTGACACCAGCGGCTACTTCAACAGCATCGCTTCGATCCTGAAGGTTGGCGACTTGATTTATCGCGTCACCACCTCTTCTGGCTCGGTGTCTTCCGCTGGCTTCCACGTTGTCATGTCGATCTCTGCGGCTGGCGTGGTTGATGTGGCTGACGCAACTGCCGTCAACACTGGCACGAACACCGACTAATTGGTTGGTCATGCCATGAGGCCAGCCGCCGGGCAACTGGTGGCTGGCCTTTCTTACATTGAAGGAGAACGATCTTGGCCGCTGGAGATACTGGAATCACAATTTGCTCAGACGCACTGATCCTGCTGGGCGCTAAGGCCATCTCATCCTTCACCGATGGCACGGACGAGTCGAGCGTCTGCTCTCGCCTCTACCCTGACATCCGCGACTCCACCCTGATGATGTACCCGTGGAGCTTCGCCACCAAAAAGATTCAGCTCTCTCGCTTGCTGACCGCGCCTGGTAGCGTTTGGAAGTACGCCTATCAGTTGCCCGGCGACAGGCTTGGAAACCCAACTGCCGTCTTTGAGTCCAGCGCCGTGGGCTCTCCTGTTCGCAAGGATTGGGAGATCCAGGGCGATGAACTGCTGACCAACCTGGATGCGGTCTTCATCGACTACCGCTACAGCGTGGGCGAGTACGCAATGCCCCAGTACTTCGTCCAGCTTATGAAGTACCAGGTGGCCTGGCACATTGCCGAGGCCATCACAGAGCAACAGGACAAGGGAGCCTACTGGCGGCGCGTTGCGCTCGGTGAGCCCACCGAGAACGGGCGCGGCGGCTACTTCCGCACTGCCGCTCAGATCGACGGCCAAGGCAATCCCGCCCGCGCCATCTCTGACTTCACCCTGGTTGACGCGAGGTTTGGCTGATGCCCCGCTTCGTTGACATCCAAAGCAACTTCAGCACGGGCGAGCTCGACCCGCTGTTGCGCTCCCGCGTGGACTTGCAGGGCTATGACAATGCCCTGGCCAAGGCCACAAATGTGCTGATCCAGCCCCAGGGCGGCTTGCGCCGCAGACCTGGCACTCTGCACGTTCTGGAGCTTCCCAACTCCAGCACACCCAGCGCGGCCAATGGCGTGCGCCTTGTGCCCTTCCAGTTCTCTGTGAGCGACAGCTATATGCTGTGCTTCACCCACAATCGGATGTACGTGGTCAAAAACGGAGCTGTGGTCGCCAACATCAACGCCAGCGGCAACAACTACCTGACCACGACCATCGGAAGCAGCTACCTGTCGGAGATGTGCTGGACGCAGTCTGCCGACACGCTGATCATCGTTCACCCTGACCTGCAACCAGTGAAGCTGGTGCGTGGTGGGTCTGACTCAAGCTGGACAATCAGCACCATCACGTTCGACAGCATTCCCAAGTACGCATTCACGCTGTCCTACTCCAACCCGGCCACCACGCTGACCCCCTCTGCGGTGTCGGGCAATGTGACGCTGACCGCTGGTGCGGCGGCGTTCAACTCTGGCCATGTGAACCAGTACATCAACGTGAGCCCCCAGGGCCGCGCCAAGATCGTGGAGTATGTCAGCACCACGGTGGTCAAGGCCATCACCGAGTATCCCTTCTTTGACACCAGCGCCAAGGCTTCTGGCTCCTGGGAAATCGAGGCTGGTTATGAGGATGTCTGGTCGAGCGGCAAGGGCTGGCCCCGCACCGTAAGTTTCCATGAGGGTCGCCTCTACTTTGGTGGCTCCAAGTCCCGCCCCTCCACCATCTGGGGCTCCAAGATCGGCCTCTTCTTTGAGTTCGTCCCAAGCGAGAACCTGGATGATGACGCGGTTGAGGCAACGCTGGACACCAACGAGCTCAACGTCATCACCGACATCATCAGCTCGCGTGACTTCCAGGTCTTCACAACTGGTGGCGAGTTCTACGTGCCCCAGCAGGGAACCGACCCAATTACGCCACTGACCTTCACGTTCAAAAACGTGAGCCGCAATGGCATCAAGCCTGGCACGCGGGTGCAGTCGGTGGAGTCTGGATCCATCTACATCCAGCGCCAGGGCAAGTCGCTCAACGAGTTTGTGTTCTCTGACACGCAGCTGACCTACATCACACAGCGCATCTCACTGCTGTCTGGCCACCTTCTCAAGGGGCCAACGCGCATTGCCCTGCGCCGCGCATCCAGCACCGATGAGTCAGACCTGCTGATGATCACCAACACCACTGATGGTGGCATGGCGGTTTTCTCCATCATGCGCTCCCAGCAGATCACGGCCCCGTCCGAGTTCACCACCGATGGCTCATTTATTGATGTGGCCGTGGATGTGACCCAGATCTACGTGGTCACCAAGCGCAGGTTCAACGGCACTGATCGGTACTTCATTGAGCGGTTCAGCGATACCGTCTACACCGACTGCGCGTTCACTGGCGGTTCTGCTGGCGGCGTTGGATCTGGCTTGCCACACATCGGCAAGTCACTCAACGTGATCTGCGATGGCGTGCCTCAGTCCAATGAGACTGTGAGCGCGGGAGGCGCGGTGACCTTTGACCGTGAAAGCACAACCAGCTATGAGGTTGGTTTGCCCATCACGGTCTATGTGAAGACCATGCCCGTGGAGATCAAGCTGCAAACCGGGTCGCGCATCAGCTACAAGAAGCGGATCGTGGAGATCAGCGCCGTGGTGAAGGACACCCAGCACATGATCGTGAACAACCAGCCTGTGGCTTTCAGGCTGTTTGACAACCCGTTGCTTGACCAGCCTGAGCCCACCTTCACTGGCATCAAGCGGATCAATGGCGTGCTGGGTTACAGCAGAGAGCAGGCCATTGAGGTGTCCCAAAACCTACCACTCAAGATGACTCTGCTGGGTCTGGATTACCGCGTTGCGGTTCACTCGGGAACTTGAACATGGCAGTCACAACCACACCAAGCAACACCGTTCTGGGAATGACAACTGGCCAGGCCATGGGCGTGGCTGGGTTGATCCAGACCTATGCCGCCTCTGAGTACCAGCGGGCTCAGGCCATCAACCAGCAGACGGGCTACCTGGTGGCCGCACGCGACACGCTGGCAACCGCAGAGGTTCGCGCCGACATGGCCGACCTCTATGCAACCGTGCAAGCTGGCCGGGTGCTTCAAAAGGCCAACCAGGAGGCCATGAACTGGAAGATCGCTGGCAACACCCTGCTCAAGAACCTGCGCTCGGCCAATGCCACTGCGCGTGCCCGTGCCGCCGCCAGTGGCGTTGACATCGGCTCCGGGTCGGTGGTGGCCGCGCAAACCCAGAACACGCAGAACGTGATGCGCGATGTGAGCGTTGCAGACCTCAACGCGCTGACCGCTCAGGTGCTGGGCTTTGAGGACGCGACAGCCATGTTGCAGTCCAACGACTACCAGAACTTCATCAACCTATTCCAGGCCCAGCGCCAGGCTGGCCAGTATGAGACTGCCGCCGCCAGTGCCAGGTCAACTGGTGGACTGCTGGCCAACATCACGCTTGGCCGGGGCATTCAGGACGCTGGAAAAGTTTTGACCTAAGAGGCACGCATGGCAACACGACTTGAATCAGGACAAGTGAATCTGCGAGGTGCAAGTGGCGTGCCGATGCAACAGATTGGCGTGCCGCAGGTAGACTTTGTCGCGCCGCGTGTCGAGGCTCAGGGCAATGCCCAGTTGGCCCAGGCGCTGGATCGGATGGCCGCGCAGGTCACCCAGGATGCCGCAGTCCTGCGACAGCGTGAGGGCTTGCAGTTTGCCGCCCAGAACCCGCTGACCTTTGAGCAACTTGAGGCCGCGAAAAACGGAGACACCAGCCAGCTCAAGCTGAGTGACAACCCGCTCAGTGTCTTCGGCAATGCGGTTCGCAAGGCCAGGAGCCTGGAGCTGTCCTCTCACTTTGAGATTGAGGGCCGCAACGAGCTCACCAAGCTGTTGGCCGACATTGACAACGGCACTGCCACCAGCGAGCAGGTGAGCCAGAAGATCGCCACCATGACCGATGGCATGGGCAAGAGCCTGGCTCAGATCGACTCGGATGCCGCGTTCAAGTTCCGCGCAACCATGGCTACCTACGGAAGCACGGTTCTGAAGACTGCCTACGAGCATGACCTCAAGAGGGAGAAGCAGAGGAAGCTGATCAAGTTTGACCAAGACTTTGACAACATCTCCAGGTTGATGGAGGCCACGGTATCCCAGGGCTTCTGGACTGACTCCACTGGCCAGCAGAGATCCATTGATGAGCTGGCCGATGTGATGCGGAGGAATGTCAGCACCAATGCCCTGCTGATCGGTGACTCTACCACCCAGAAGGTCTACAGCGACAAGTTTGAAAAGGTCTTGCGGGATGCAAAAGTCAACGCTGTGACCAAGGAGTACACGCAGAATGATGCCTACATCGCAGACCCTATCGGCACTCTGAACAGGATCAAGGCTGGCGATGCGGGCAAGATGAGCGCGGTGCTAAAGGGCATGATCACCAATGACTTTGAGTCGGTGGCCAAGGTCGAGGCCAACTTTATGACGGCTGTGGCCCACCGCGAAACGCTCAAGGAAGCAGAGCGCAAGGCGCTGAAGATTGCCGACATCAAGGAGTTTGTGCCGCTCTATGAGAAGGCCATTGCCGCGCCAGAGGGTAGTGCGACCCGCAGGCAGTTTGCCTCGCAAATCGCGGTCATTGCCCAACGCAACCCCGATGCCGTGCCCCTGTCGGTGCTCAAGGACTTGCTGGAGCCCAGCAAGGAAGGCAACCCTGCCGCCGAGTTCAACATGATCGCCGGGATCTACAGCGGCTCGATCACCACGCCTGAGCAGATCTGGAACAACAACGCACTCAACGGCAAGCAGAAGGTGGCCGCGCTGAAGCTGCTCACCAGCGAGGATCGCCGCGATCAGGCAGAGCTTGACCGCGGCCTCGCTCGGCTGGCTAATATCCAGACCATGCCTGGTCAGGTCACCGTGATCGACCCCAAGGGTGTGCAGTTCAAGCAACTCCAAGATCTCCGCGCTGAAGCCATGCAGATCCAGGCCCAGGCCACCGCTGAAGGAAAGATCCTTCAGCCAAGGGAGATCCTGCGCCAGGTTGAGGATGGTCTGCAAAAGCGCCGCAACAGCGAGGCCGCAAAGGCTGCAAGGAAGGCGCTGGACGATGTCTGGTCAAAAAAGAACTGGATCAACGGCCCGATCACCAGAGACTCAGTGCCCGCGCTCAGACAGAAGGCTGGCAGTGACAAAAACAAGAATAAAGAAATCGATGAGATTGAAAAGTTGCTAAATCAACTTGAAGGGATTAGGTGATGGCCTACAGCCAAATTGAAAACAGATTCTTGGATTCGATGGCCGAGGCGCAATTCCCCACTGCGCCTGAGCCCATGGTTGTGGAGCCAGCCCAGACAGAAGGTGTGCAGTTGGCCATGGGTGGAAATGCAGCTCGGCGCAGTGATGCACCGCTGTCTGATGTGCCTGTTGCTTTGTGGGACACGCTGGCCGGGGCATTGCGCGGGACTGTCGCGCAGACTCTTGGCCTGCCGGGTGATGTGGAGAGCTTGGTCAGGCTACTGACTGGCGGCAATCAAGTCATGCCAACAACTGAGCGCATGAACGAAATCCTGCCGCCAGTTGTCCCTCCTGGCGCTCCTGGTGCTGAGATGCGTCAGAAGACCGCAGAGGTGGCTGGCACGTTTGGTGAGTTCAACCCAATCGTTGGTGCGCCAGAGGCGATCAAGCTGGGTGTCAAGGGTGCGAAGTCAATCGTGCCCATGATCCCAAAGAATGTCCCGGTTGGCATGAGCATCAAGCCCGTTGGCGATGTGTCTGACGCATTGCTGATGCCAGTCAAGATCGGTGAACGCGATCTCAAGATCCCAGCCGACCAGGCCGCTGTGTTGCAGAAAGCAATCAAAAACCTGACCCCAGCAGAGCAAGCCAAGTTCAGGTCTGACACCGCGATCAAGTTTGTGAACATCCTCCAGGATCTGCCAAGCACCAAAGAGTTCGCGGCGGCGGCTATTGGAGGCAAGGCCAAGAAGGGCTGGTACGAGGGAAGCACGCAGGCCATCCTGGAGGTGTTCGGCCCTGATGCACCTCGCTTCGCCGCCCTGCTTTCGGCCACCAGCCCACAGACCAGCGTGGAGTCAAACCTCTTCAATGCATTGCAGATCTGGAAGAACTGGACTGCTGCTGGTCGCCCGGTTGACCGCGAGTCAATCGTCAAGGTGATGGGTCAGAGTGTGCAAGGCAACAAGGGAGAGGAGTCGGTGCTTGATGCCTGGATCAACAACAGTGTGGCTGCTCTGTCTGCTGATGACCCGGCAAAGGTTGTGCTGTCTGGGCCGAAGGTCAACAGCTTCATGCTCAACCTTCAGGGCAACGTCAACGAGGTCACCAATGATGCCTGGATGGCCGCATTCAGCCTGGTTGATCAGAAGCTCTTTGCCGGGTCACTGACCAAAGGTGGCGACCCAGGCAAAGGCCCAGGCTACCTGGCCATGAATGCACGGGTGCGCGAAACTGCAACCTATCTGACTAAGCTGACTGGCGAGACATGGACACCCGCTGAAGTTCAGGAGACAATCTGGTCATGGGCCAAGACGCTCTATGAGAAGGCAGGCAGTGCAGGTGAAAACCGCAACGCAGTCCAGCTCATCAAGGACAACGCGATCACTGATGAGCTGATCGCATCAACACCAGACTTCAGGACGCTTTTTTATGATCAACGATTCCAACCAATCCTTGAACAATCCGGGTACGCCGACCAGCTCGCCAGACTCCGCGAAGCTACTGGAGGAGTTGATGTCCCAGCAGGAGGTCAAAAACCCGGAACTGGCGGCAAAGCAGGCGCGCTTGATCCAGAAGCTCAACGAAAACTTAACGAACGAAACGCCCGCCGCCTAGACAACCTGCGTAAGCAACGGGAGCAAGCCGCCGCCGCAAAAGCACAAGAACAAAACCCAACAGGAGGGGTTGAGTAATGGCCATCGAACAGCAACCCCTTGGAGCCCGGCTCAACAGTCTGCTCTCTGAACTTCCCGCAACGGGTCAGGATGCACCGCCTGAGCCCATGCCGGCCCAGGATCAGCCGCCTACCCTGACCGATGCCCTGCCCGATCCTGGCACTCCCAGCATGGAGGATGTCCAGGTCGCTGGCCCGATCAGCGCGATCCGCAAGGCGATCACCAGCCAGACCTCAAAGGCCACCCGCGCAATCGTCCCAGATGCGGCCAGGAAGCTGGAGGCTGAGCTCCCCGATGTCACCAAGGCTGGCCGCTACAAGATCATCCCCGAGGCCGACCAGGCGCTGACCGACAAGGTCGAGGCCGCAGTTGATCGCCGCCAGAAGTTCTCGCCCCTGACAGGCAAGCCTCCGCAGGAGGCCTTCAATCTGAACTACTACTCTGACCGCGATGCCGCTGGCGTTGTGGCCGGTGTGTCTGACGCTCTGGGCATCAAGACCAAGCGGGTCAGCTTTGATGAGATCAAGGCCAAGGCCGCTGAATCTGGGATCAGCGAGGCCTTCCTGTCCCGCCTGGTCAGCAATGACGGCAAGATGCTGCCTAGCGCCGTGGAAACCTACAAGGCGCTGGAGGTGCTGGACTCGAGCGCGGGTGAGCTGGATCGCCTGTTCAAGATGGTCGCCAATGGCCAGGCCACAGATGTGGACAAGCTGGCCCTGCGCCAGCAGATCGCCCTGCACGGCCTCATTCAGAAGGGGGTCAAGGGAATCCAGACCGAGACTGCCCGCGCACTGTCTGTCTTCCGCATTCCCCGTGAGGGCAACGCCACCATCGTGCGCCAGGTGTTGGACGAGTTTGGTGGTGACGCGGCCCTGCAAGATCTGGCCAAGTCCTACCTGACCCTGGAGTCCCAGGCCGCACGTAACCAGCTGATTGAGAAGTCGATGATGTCTGGCCTGAAGGACATCTGGTTCACCACCTTCATCAACGGGCTCCTGGCCAGCCCCGTGTCGCACGCCAAGAACATCCTGTCCAACACCATGTTTGGCCTGTACCAGATCCCTGAGCGGGCCATTGCTTCGTTCTACAGCAACACCCTGCCTGATGGGGTTCGGAGCTGGAAGGCGCTTGTGCCTGGATCTGCTGACGAGAAGATCGCGTTTGACGAGGTGCTGACCATGATGCAGTCCCTGCGCCAGGGTCTGAGCGATGGTCTGGATCTGGCCAGCACCGCGTTCAAGAACAACTCGCCAAATGACCTGATGAGTAAAATCGAGTTGCAGAGAGCTCCCCAGGAAAGCCTGGGAACAACCCTGCAACGCATGACTGGCGCGGGTGAGGACACCTGGCTGGGCAAGGCGCTGGACTACTACGGCACGGCAGTGACCCTGCCTGGCCGTGCGCTGATGGCTGAAGACGAGTTCTTCAAGGGTGTGCTCTACCGCATGGAGCTCAACACCCAGATCACCCGCCGCGCCAAGACGGTCTACCGCGATGCGCTTGAGGCTGGAGCCACTGACGCTGATGCGCTGGCCAAGGCCGAGGCTGAGGCCATCAGCCTGTTCCAGAACCCGCCATCCGACCTGGATCAGATCGCCGCTGAGTTCGCCCAGCGCGGCACGTTCCAGGCCAAGCTGCCAGATGGGCTGGATAAGTTGCAAAGTGTCTTCAACCACCCGGCCCTCAAGGTGGTTGTGCCCTTCTTCAAGACCCCGGCCAACATTGGCCTTGAGGTGCTGGAGCGCTCTCCTTTTGCGCCCCTGTCTGGCCGCTTCCGCGATGACATCGCCAAGGGTGGCATCTACCGCGACATGGCTCTGGCCAAGGTGACCCTGGGCTCAATGCTGATGGCCGTCTATGCATCCTATGCCGCCGAGGGCAAGATCACTGGCCGTGGGCCTGAGCGCAAGGCTGACCGCGAGGCGCTGATTCGCCAGGGCTGGCAACCGTACAGCATCAAGGTGGGCGACAACTACTACAGCTATCAGGGCTTGGAACCTGTGTCTGCGCTCATGGCCGTTGCCGCCGACTATGCCGAGTACGCCCAGCATGAGCCAGACAAAGACAAGATCGATCAGGTCTTCCTGGGCGGCGTGTACGGGCTCTATGAGTACCTCAAGGAGCAACCCTATCTGAAAGGCGTGGCTGACATCTCCAAGCTGATTGGTAGCAACCAGCAAGGTCAGGTGGACGGCAAGAAGATTGTGGACGGCCTGGCAAAGCAGTTGGGCGGATTTGTGATCGGCGGCTCACCCATGCCTGGAACGAGCTCACTGGTGGCGGGCATCGAGCGCATCTATGACCCGCTGGCCAGGGACACTAGGGCAAACCCTGATCTTCCTATGGGCTTGCGTGGGTTTATGGAGGCCTTCAACCAGTACCTCTCCCGCTTGCCGTACTTCAGCGAGTCCTTGCCCGAAGAGCTGAACCTGTGGGCCGATCCTGTCAAGCGAGGCCAGGGCAACCTAATGGAAATGGTGCTCCCCACCCGTGTGAGCCCTGAGCAGTTCAGCGAGGTGGATGACAGGCTGGTGCGTTTGGGCTCCCCCATCGGGATGCCTGACCGCAAGGTCGATGGCATTGAGCTGGAGGCCGCTCAGTACAACCGACTCCTGACCATCTATGGAAAGGAGTTCCCATCCAAGGATTCCATCTTGAATGTGATGCGCTCTCCTGGCTTTGACTTCATGTCGCTGGATGTCCAGCAAAAGGCAGTGCAGTCAGTCCACAGCAAGTTCATGCAAGCGGCCAAGGACAAACTGAAGATGGAAGACCCCCTCTTGCGGGCCAAGATCGATGAGCTCCAAGAGCTCAGAAAAGCTCATGGCCTCTACTACAAACCCGATTGACTTCGTACAATCACCAACAGGAAGGATTGAATCATGGGCGTGCCAATTTCCAACGTGACTCGGCGGGTGGTGTATGCGGCCAGCGGGACTGGCCCCTACAACTTCACCTTTGAGATCCTGGCTAACACCGACATTGCGGTCTTCAAGGATGACATCCTGCTCACCTTGACCACCGACTACACGGTGACCATCAATGCAAATGGCACGGGCTATGTGACGCTGACTGCCTCGCCCACTGGAGCGACTCAGATCGCCATCGTGGGCAACCGCACCATCTCCCGCTCCACCGACTTCGTGACGGGCGGCGACTTTTTTGCCAACACGCTGAACGACGAGCTGGATCAGCAGACCATCTTTGCCCAGCAAAACGCTGAAGGCTTGCAACGTGCGCTGACTGCACCGCAGACCGACCCCACCAGCATCAACATGACCCTGCCCCGTGCGGCATTGCGTGCTGGCAAGAACCTGGCCTTTGATGCCAATGGCAACCCCACGCTTGGCGACACGCTGGGAACCAACCGTGGCAACTGGGCCGCAAGCAGGTTGTACTTTGAGCGTGACATCGTCAAAGACACCAGCAACAGCAACATCTATCAATGCTTGGTACAGCACACATCCAGTGGCTCACAGCCAATCAGCACCAACACTGATGTGGCCAAGTGGATTCTGCTGGTGGACGCAGTGGCGGCGGCAAACTCTGCCAGTGCCGCCGCGACGAGCGCGACTGCGGCGGCAACGTCAGCCACCAATGCCGCAACCTCTGCCACTGCGGCGGCAAGCTCTGCCACCAGTGCATCGACCCAGGCCAGCAATGCGGCGACATCAGCCACCAACGCGGCCAGCTCTGCTACTGCCGCCGCTGGATCTGCGACAACGGCCAGCACCCAGGCCACGAACGCCGCCAGCAGTGCGACCTCTGCGGCCAGCTCCGCATCTGCGGCCAGCACAAGTGCAACCAACGCCGCGAACTCCGCGACCAGTGCATCGAGCTCCGCAAGCGCCGCGAGCACCAGCGCCAGCAACGCTTCGACCAGCGCGACCAATGCTGCCAATAGCGCATCCAGCGCATCCTCAAGCGCAACCACCGCAACCACCCAGGCCAACACCGCCACCACTCAGGCGACCAATGCGGCCAGCAGTGCAAGCGCGGCGGCTACGTCTGCGACCAATGCGGCCAGCTCACTGTCCAGCTTCCGCGCTGTCTATCTTGGGGCCGCTTCCTCCAACCCAACAGTGGACGGCAACGGCAACGCACTGAGCACTGGTGATTTGTACTTCAACACTGTGGCTCAGACCATGCGGGTCTACAACGGCACGGCATGGCAAGACCAGGCCGCATCGCCAGACACGCTGGCAGAGCGCAACTTCCTGGCCACCGCTGGCCAGACCAGCTACACGTTCACGGGTGGCTACCGGGTTGGCTACACCTACGTCTACGTCAACGGCGCACTGCTCTACCCTGATGACATCGTGGCCACCAACGGCACGACTATCACGTTCAACTCTGCGCTGAACCTCAACGATGAGGTGCGGATCATCTCCATCAAAGCAGTTGGCACGGTGGCCATTGCCGACATCAGCGGCTTGCAGACTGCGCTAGATGGCAAGCTGGCCATCGCCAGCAACCTGTCAGACTTGAACAACGCGGCCACTGCCCGCACCAACCTGGGACTTGGCACTATGGCCACCCAGGCCGCAAGCAACGTGAACATCACTGGTGGCTCGATCACTGGCATCACCGACCTGGCTGTGGCAGATGGGGGCACTGGCGCATCAACAGCCGCCACCGCGAGAACCAACCTGGGTTTGGTCATCGGCACAGATGTGCAGGCCTACGATGCCAACACCGCCAAGACCAACGCGGTGCAGACATTCAGCGCGGCGCAGACGTTTGGCTCTGGAAACCTGAAGCTGGCTGGCTCAACTAGCGGAGCGGCAACGCTCAATGCTCCTGCGGTGGCTGGATCCAACACCTACGCCCTGCCACCCGATGCTGCCACGCTGGGCTACCGCAACGTGCCAGCTGTTGGAACCAAGACAGCGTCCTACACCCTGGCCACTGGTGATGTCGGCAAGTACGTGCAGATCGGCACTGGCGGCTCGATCACCATCCCGACCAGCACATTTGCTGAAGGCGATGCCATCTCGCTGTTCAACAACACCACGGGCAACATCACCATCACTTGCTCAGGGCCAACGACCTACATCGCTGGCACTGACTCCGTGAAGACCTCGCTCACGTTGGCGACTCGCGGCGTGGCAACCATCCTGTTTATCAGCGCAACGGTCTGTGTCGTGACCGGGAATGTGAGCTGACGATGAGCGGCATCATGCAGATGGCACTGGCGAGAGGAGCAAGCGCGTTTGCTTTCACCATCTCTACCAACCAGACCAATGCAAACCTTGCCACGCTGGCCACAGCCGCAGGGTGGAATGGAACATCTAAGCTCACGGCCACCATCAACTCTGGCGTGTACATCTCCAGTAACTCGACAGGCACGCCAGCACTGACTGTGAATGGTTCATTCCCAGGCGGTGTGACGCTGATCAATAACGGCTTCATCTACGGGATGGGCGGTGCTGGTGGTAGTGGTGCATATGGCAATCAGTACGCTAGTGGGTTTGCTGGTGGTTCTGGTTCTGCTGGTGGTCTTGCTCTTTCGGTTTCTTCGGCAATCAGCATTGACAACACCAATGGAGTCATTGGTGGCGGTGGTGGCGGTGGTGGCGGTGGTAGAGGCACTAACCCTGCTGGTGGCGGTGGTGGCGGCGGTGGTATTAGTTCATTTGCTGCAAACTCTTCTGCTGGCTCGGGTGGTGGTTCATACAACGGCGTAGTTGGGAATTCAGGAGGCGCAGGAACATATACAGCCGCAGGAAGTGGCGGCAGTGGTGGATTCACTTCAGGAACTGACGCCTATTTTGGAGCTTATTGGAATTCTTACGGAGGCACTGGAGGTACTGGAGGCTCAAGAGGAGCTTCAGGTTCTTCTGCAAGCGGTGGGAATGGCAACGGGAGCAACGGTTCTGGCGGCTCTGGCGGCGGCGCAGTGTCTGGGAACGCAAACATCACTTGGATAGCAACAGGAACACGGAACGGGAGCATTGCATGAGCATCACATATTCATACGAAATCATCGCGGTCAACGAGGCCGCACGTTGCATGGAGATTGTCTACACAGCAGACGGTCATCAAACCATGCACATTGGCGCACGCTTGCCATACGAGGGCGAGACTGTCGAGCAGATCGTCAGGATGTATGAACCAGTGCGCTACTGGGAAGAACAACAAACCCCGGTTGTCGTGCCGCAGGTTGGAGAGACAGGAACGCTTGCTCCTTTGCCTCAGCCTTCTGAACCGACTTCACCGATTACCCAAGAACAGATTCCATCAACCCAGGTGTAATCACATGAACGAGCCAAACATCAAGATTGGGTGCGTGGCCAACTTGTTCTCCAGAATGATGCACTTCGCAAAAGCTGGCGACATCGAGTTTGGCCATGTCCACCAGTTTGATCATCTGACTCTGCTGGCATCTGGTGCGCTTCGCGTGACTGTTGATGGTGTTGCGTCTGAGTTCACAGCGCCTCACATGATCTTCATCAAGGCAGAAAAGAACCATGAGCTGGTCGCGCTGAAGGATGACACCGTTGCGTTCTGCATTCATGCGTTACGCAATGGCGATGGAGTTGAAGACATCATCGACCCGGCAAGCGTGCCTGATGGAGTTGACATCAGAACCATTGCCCGAGCTTTGGTGCAGCCAGAAGACATGGTCGCATAAAGTACAAGAACCAATAGGCCCGACTGGGTCTTTCAGAACATCGAAAGGAGTCCCAGATGGGCAAGTCAAGAAAAGTTACAAGGTTGCCAAACGCACCAGCGTTCAGTGCCTATCGCGCAAGCAGCAATCAAAGCGTGACTGCTGGCCAGTGGACGAAGGTGCAATGCCAGACAGAAGAGGCGACCCGCTTGATGGAGGACTGAATGGAACCTGGTGAGATCGACCCCGTGAAGTATGGCGTGCTGTGGGAACGAGTCCAGAACATGGACAAGAAGATCGACAAGATGGAGGCACAGCTCGAGCAGCTGGTGGCCCTGGCCAACAAGGGCAAGGGTGGCCTCTGGTTTGGCATGGCCGTGGCCTCTGCCGTGGCTGGCCTGATGGGATTCCTGGTTGCCTGGATGAAGAGGTGATCCCATTGATCCCTTCACTCTTCTCGCCCTTGCCAGTTCCGCAGTCAGTGCGGTCAAGAAGGGATGCGCTCTCTACAAGGAGATCAAGGGCGCGGCTGGCCAGGTCAAGGAGGTTCTGGACGATCTGGACAAGACGTTCAGAGGCAAGCACAAGGACAAGCCACCCAGCAAGGCTGAAGTCCAGCAGTACAACGAGGAGCGCAAGCGCGTCCAAGAAGTCGCCAAGACTGACCCCAATGATGTCTATGCCAAGGTCAGCGACCAGCTGGGTGACTTCTTTGACGCGGTTGACAAGATCGAGGAGCTCTTCTGGCAGGAGGAGCGGGATGCCAAGCGTGTCTACACGGGCGATGTATCACTCAAGAGGAGGGCATTGCAACGCGTGATGATCCGCACGCGGTTGGAAGCGATGCACAAAGAGATGAGAGAAACCATGGTCTACCAATCACCACCAGAGCTGGGAGATCTGTGGACTAGGTTTGAGGCGATGCGTGAGCAGATCATGCAGGAGCAGAAGGTCGCAAGGCTGGAGCAGGAGAAACAGGACGCACTTGACGCATGGCAACGAGAGCAACGCAAAGACCTCCTGCAAGACCGGGCGCTGGTGCTGGTGGCGGTCGGCCTGGTGCTGCTCGAAATGTGGGGTCTGCTGTGGAGCATTCATCTGCACAGGACGAATCAGTGGCCTGGCTTGTGACAGTGATCATCGGTGCGCTGATCTTTGCGATCCTGTTGCCTTTGATTTTGATGTTGTACATCGAGGTGTCTACCCTGACCAAGCAGGTCAGGATTGAGGTTAGGAAAGTGCATGAGGAGCGGGTCAAGGTTGAGCGGCTCCGCAAAGAAGTTGAGGAGGAGAAGTCGAAGTGAACAAGATCTTTTTTTGGACACTGCTGTTCCTGACAGCGTTTGTCGTGATCGCCTTTTCAACTGGGTGCTCGGACAGATTCCGATACCCGTGCCAAGACCCATCGAACTGGGACAAGCCTGACTGCAAGCGGCCTGCCTGCGCTGTCACCTCTACCTGCCCCGACCAACTAACACGCCCAGAAGACCGCAAGGAGGAATGAAATGGAGAAGTCACCCGAACAACTCGACGCACTACTGCGCTTTGTGATCGGCATTGTGTTCAGCTTGACCGTGTTTGGCATGGTGATCCTGAGCCTGTACTCGGTGATCTTTGTCACCCAGCCCATGAACGCCATCGCCCCGGCAGACAAGAATTTTTTTTACCTGCTCAACGACATGAGCAAGTACATCCTTGGATCGTTGGCGACTCTTCTGGCAATCAAGGGGAAAGATGTTCTGAGCGACAAAGCTCCAGCGCCTGCGCCTGAAGAACCCAAGACCGAAGAAAAGAAGGAGGCCTGATCATGTTGCCAATCGTTGCATCAATCGTGTCGGGGCTGATCAGCAATGGTCTGCCCAAGGTGGCTGACGCTGTCATTGAGAAGGGTGTCGATGCCGTGGAAGAGAAGCTCGGCATCAAGCTCAAGCCTGAAGGCCAGATGAACCCAGAGGATGTGAGCAAGCTCAAAGAGGCGGCGATGAAGCATGAGGAGTTCATGGCCGAGATCGACCTCAAGAATATGCAGGGCGCTCGGGATATGCAGCTCAAGGCCATGGACTCTGATGACCCCCTGGTGCGCCGCTTCGTCTACTACTTCATCGGCTTCTGGTCTTTACTGTCGGCCTGCTACATCGGCTTCATCACCTTTGGTCAGATCCCGCCAGACAACATCCGCTTTGCCGACACCATTCTTGGCTTTGTGCTGGGAACCATGGTGGCCTCCATGTTCCAGTTCCTGCTGGGCTCGAGCATTGGCTCACGTAAGAAGGATGAGAAGAAGTGAGGCCGGGCATTGACCAGCTGGTGGCCGCAGGCATCAAGCGTGACCTGGCAGAGCGTTGGATTCCCCATGTCCAAAATGCAATGGCGCGGTTTGGGATTGAGTCGGAGCGCCAGGTTGCGGCCTGGCTGGCGCAGACCGCGCATGAGTCTGGTGGTTACACCGCCCTGGTGGAGAACCTGAACTATCGCGCACCGACCATGGCGGCGTGCTGGCCTGCCCGCTTTGGGGTCAAGAACCAGGACGGGACATGGGCCAAGGATGACAAGGGAGCACGGGTTCCCAACAAGTTCGCCCTGGCCCTGGAGCGCAAGCCAGAGATGATCGCCAATGTGGTCTATGCCAGCCGCATGGGCAACGGGCCGACTGAGTCTGGTGATGGCTGGAAGTACCGCGGCCGTGGCCTCAAGCAGCTCACGGGCAGGGAGAACTACACCAAGTGTGGCCAGGCTCTGGGGCTGGACATTGTGGCCAACCCAGACCTTCTGCTGGAGCCAGAGGGTGCTGCCCTGTCAGCGGCCTGGTTCTGGTCGGTCAACAAGTGCGGTGCGCTTGCTGATGCTGATGACTTCGTTGGCCTGACCAAGCGGATCAACGGCGGCACTATCGGCCTGGAAGACCGACAGCGCCGCTACAAGGCAGTGCTGGCAACGCTGGGTCACTGAGCCGCGCCCAGTGCCTTGAGCCGCTTGGCATAGGCGGCTGTGTGCCTGACACGGTTGACCGTGTCCACCCGCTTGAGGGTGTCATCGTTGACCTCCTTCAGCTCCTTGAGTTTGGTCATGCGCTCCCTGGCCGGTATCTTCTGGTTCATGGCCACTCGCTCGGCCATGTCCTCATAGGCATCCTGCCATTCCTCCAGCTTCCTGTAGATGGCGTGCGACTGATCCTTGCCGGGCAGCTTCAGGTGGTAGCCAGCCAGGTCATTGAAGTGGACTGGCTCCTCCTCTGCCTCGGCCACCTCGACCACCTCCTCCAGCTCGACCACCTCGGGGATGTCCACCACCTCAGTGCCGGGCAGAACCACCGGGTCAACCGTGTCGGCCATGGCCTCGGCAATGATGACCGAGTCTGTGGTTTCCTGCGGGATGGCCACGGGCGCAGGCTTGGGCGGCACAATGGCATCCAGGGGATTGCGAGGGGTGATGTCCTTGGGTGGCCGTGGCTTGGCTTCCTCTGGGTAGTCCTGGGCCTCCTCTGCCGTGATCAAACCCTTGAGCACATCGGGGAAGGCATCGCGCAGGGCAAAGCCCCTGGCGCGCATCTGGAGCATCCGCTTTGGGTAGGCCTGCCACGGCCCCTGCTTGTTCCACAGGCCTGCCCTCTTGGCATCCTCCACCGAGAACCGGGCGATCACCGGGTTGCGGCCCTTGCGCTTGGCCACGCAGACGGCCACCGGGTTGGGTGTGCCCTCGCCCTCCACGTACTCATCGACCCCATCGCAAACGGGGCTGGCCTGCACCAGAGCCATGGCCGCGTCACCGTAAACGCTGGGCTTGCCGTTGATGACCGAGATGTTCTGGAGCGCCTGGAGCGGGGCCAGGCCGATCTCATAGCCCCACTGCATGGCCACCAGGATGTCCTCTGGCTTGCCCTGGTATTGCTTGGGAACCATGGAGCTGTCGGCCATCATCTGGCTGAATTGCATGGCCTCGGTCAGGGTGGTGGGCGCAAAGCCCTTGGTGGTGGTCAGTTGCATGAGTCTTCTCCTGGGAGGTATTGCTTGAGGGTTTCAAAGACCAGGGCCGTGATGGCTTCGACGAGCTCCTCGGCTTGTTCATCGGTGGCTTTGGGCATGGCGGCTTGCACCGCTTTGACGGCCCGGTAATGGGCCATGGTCAGGGATTCAAGGTTGAGCAGGTCGGTGGTCATGCCTTCACCTCCTTGATGGTCAGCGTGGACTGTCTGATGGTGTAGGCCTCCTTGGCGGGCACGACCTTCTCAGGCTGGGCCTTGTAGGAGCGCACTGGCCAGGCAATGCTGTAAACCCCGGCAGTTGCCCTGGTGGCCTGGCCCAGGATCTCCTTGAGCTCCTTCTCGGCGTTCTCCTTGGTGAGCTCGGCCTCCTTGATGACGGCCTGGGCGCTGAGAATTTTTTGGGCAAGACGCTCCGCGTGGGCATCCAGCTTGACTGCCTGCTCTTGGATGGGATACTGGCCACGGTGCTCAGGCCACTTCTCGCCATCGGCTGGCGCGTAATAGGCCACCTCCCCGGTCTGCTTCCAGTTGTCCAGGCGAGCCTGGAAGTCGGTGCTGATGGCCGCGATCATGTCCAGGGTGTCCTGGTGCGGGGCGAACAGGAAGATGCGGAGCTCAGTGCCGCGGTACAGGGTGCAGATGGCTCCCCACTTGGCCTTGATGATGTCCATCTGGGCCTGGAGCTGGATGGGGCCGCGCCACAGGGGTGGCACATCCTCAACGTCCATGGCCGTCAGCTTGGCCTCGAGCGCCCCGATCCCGTCCAGCATGATGCTGTTCTGTCCAATGACGTAGATCCCGGCATCTGGGTCTGTGGTGAAGACCTGGCCACGGCCATTGCCAGTCCCGTCCAGTGAGCAGCACAGTGGCAAGGTGTCGTGGTACTTAGCCTCGGGGTACTCTGTCTCCAGCTCCGAGAGCTCCAGCCGCATGGCCGCTTCACTGAGGATGATGGGCTCGAGCGTGTTGCCCCACTCCATGGCCTCCTTGGACTCGAACTCAAACTCAATGCCTTGCATGGCGCGGATGCTGTGCTCGAGCTCTTCGTTGGCCGTGCGGTAACGGGACAGGCCCATGACCGCTGGCAGGCGGGATGCCGACAGCATGGTGTCGGGGGTGACTTTATTGACCATTTGTTTCTCCTTGTTTGTTGGTCAGTTGGTAGACGCGAATGACGCGGGCGTGCGCCTCGGGATGGGTGGCCTCGGTGTAACCACAGGCCTGGAACTGCTTGGTTCTGAACACCGCGCCCAGGACGGACGGGTGCATCTCTGCGGGCACGGCGATCTGTGCCCGGATGTCGTTGATGCTGACAGTCCCCTGCTGGCGGCAGATCTCTACCGCTAGGGTTCTGCAATGACTTAGGAACTCTGTGTCTCTGTGCTCAAAGAAGTCGAGCTGGGCATCCCGCAGGACGCGGCCCACCTGGCTGGTCTGGTACTGCATGGCCAGGCCTCAGTTGGCAACAAACGCAACAACCGCAATGGCGACTCCATAGAGCCACCAGAGCACGGTTTGAGACAGTTCCTTGGGGGGAGTTGATGGCTGGAGCAGAACGCCCTGGAGCCACTCTTGATCAGCAGAGATCTGCTTGTTCAAGGGTTTCTGGTAAAGGCTCCCGATGAGAACCTTGCCAGTGTTGTAACAGTTTTTGCCTACGCTAAATGTGTGGTTTGATGACTCAGATACACAATACAAATTGTGAATCAAACGACCCTGGATGTAGTGGGTCGGGCGCGAAAAACCAGAATACACATATGCGCGTTTTCGTTTCCCAGTCTCGCAGCCGGACACTGAGATTTCATTCATCTTGCCAATGATTTGCTTCATCTTTGTATCTCCTTTGTTTGAAGCTGCCACAATTTACAGAATCCAAAGCTCATCTTGTGAGCTACCACTACTGGTAGTGGTCAGATCCTCCTTTCTTTTGCCTGCTTTGCCAGCTTGATGACCTCGCTTTTCTTGTTGGTATTGGCCAGTTTAAAGCGAGCACCTTCCATGGCGTACCTTGCGGCCAGGATCCGATAGATCTCTGGGCGCTCATCGTCCCAGGCCAGATCTGTCAATTTTTTTGACAGCTCACCGAACACGGTTGCCGCCCACTTGAGGTCTGACATGACCAAAATGGGCACATCCAGACGGCAATTGACACCCCGGCCAACGCGGTTGAGGTACTTGGCCAGCTCTTTGCGATTCAGTTCTGCCTTCTCCAGGTGATGGACGTATTCGTTCACTTCTGTTTCTCCTCAAACATCTTGTCAAATTCCTTCTCAACCATCTTGTTCAGCCTGGTTTTTTTCATTGATTCGACTGCCTTGTTCAGGTTGTCGATCTGGGCTTGATCAAGTGATCGTTGGTTCTTTCTTTCCATGCGGCGCACCAGCCACCCTAACAGCAAGCTGATGGCAAAAATCGTAAGCAACACCAATGCCTGTTCCATCATTTGATCCTCTTGAGAAGGTTGCTGACCTGGCTGGGATACCAGTCTGCGCCGCCGCGGGGGGTTTCAACGCCCCTGGCTTGCAAGGCCTGGCCGATCTCGCGCAGGGTATTGGCCCCGGACTTGCGAATGATGTCGCGCACCAGGGGGCCAACACGCTCGGCATAGGCATCGGCTTTGGCTTTGATGACCTTGACACCCTCTGCACTGCCAACCTCTGGCTTGGGTGAGCCCAGCACCTTGCCCTGCTTCTTGAGCGCCTGGAGGGCTTGGGTGGTGCGCTCGCTGATGCGCTTGGCTTCGTACTCGGCGAAGACGGCCATCATCTGGAGGAAGGTTCGGTCAGCCTCGGGCATATCAGCGCAGATGAATTTGATCTGGCTGTTGAGCAGGGTGCTGATGAACTGAACGTCACGGGCCAGGCGATCCAGCTTGGCCACAACCAGGGTTGCCTTCTGCTTGCGGGCCAAGTCCATGGCGGCGCGAAGCATAGGACGGTCATGGAGCCGCTTGCGGGTTCCTGACTCGATCTCAGTGAACTCACCGATCAGCGACCACTTGCCGCCATTGAGGAAGGTGGTGACGAGCTGGCGCTGGGCATCAAGGCCGAGGCCGCTCTGACCCTGGCGGTCTGTGCTGACTCGGTAGTAGGCGACGAATTTGCCAGTGTGTTGCATGACTGAACTCCTGTATCTCGGTGGTTCCGCGCTATCAGGGTGATAGCGCATGACCAAGAGTGTACAGCATCCAAACGGCAATGCAATCCCCCTATTTTGTAAGGACAAACCCTTGGTTTTTGTAAATTGATGGTGATCGTACAGAAACCAATCGGTATGATTGCTATCGCAAAGCAATCACGGGGGATTGATGAAGACAGAAAACAAGGCATTGCTGGTGCGTTTACGCCCAGAGACAAAGCAGCTGCTGGACAAGGCGGCGATTGAGCAACGCCGCAGTCGCGCCAGCATCGTTGACGAGCTGATCCGCGAGGCCTACGAGCGCAAGTTCAATGACGTTCAGGTGCGGCTCTCTGCGATGTTGGGGCAAAGATGAGCGGCCCCACCATCCTGGCCATTGATCTGGGCACGCGCACGGGCTGGGCCACACAGCAACACGGGTGCATCGCCCACGGCTGGTCTGAGTTCAAGCCAGGCCGCTTTGAAGGCGGCGGGATGCGCTACCTGCGCTTTAAGCAGTGGCTATCACAGGTCAAGGAAAGCCTGGGCGAGATCCACATCATCTACTTCGAGGAGGTGCGCCGACACGCCAGCACCGACTCGGCCCATGTCTACGGTGGCTTGATGGCCACCCTCACCTCTTGGTGTGAGCACCACCGCATCCCCTACTCGGGCGTTCCTGTGGGAACCATCAAGCGCCATGCCACTGGCAAGGGCAACGCCGACAAGGCGGCAATGATTGCCGCCGTCCAGGCCAAGGGTCACCCGGTGACCGATGACAACGAGGCTGACGCGCTCGCCCTCCTCTACTGGGCTCTGGAGCAGAACCAATGAACACCGTTCTTTCATTCCTGGCCATCTCGCTGATGGTGGTCATCGTGGTGGTGCTGATTGTCATTGGCGTGGTCTTTTTGTCCGACATGGACAGATGAAGGGAGCCAACCATGACTGACGTTCAAGCACTGGTGTTCTGCATCCTGATCGCCTACCTGCTGGGGAGGCTGGGATGAAGACAACCAGGCATTACGTGGTGCTGATCCGCGATGAGGACGGAACCATCATCGACCACTTCGATGGTGACCAGGAGGTGCAGAACCTTCGCCAGCAGGTGGCTGACCTGCGTGAGCTGCTGGACAGCGTGCGCCGCCTGGCGCTCGAGCTCAGCCAAGAGATTCTGGAGAACAAATGAAGTGCCCAACCTGCAACGCATGGACAACCGTCCTGGAGACTCGCACCCGATCCGATGGCAACAAGTACCGCCGATATCAGTGCGGGAACCTGCACCGCTTCCTGACATCGGAGACGGTCAAGATCCCGCTCTTCACCAAGGCGCTCATCTACGCAGACAGGGCTGCCAACCTGGTCAAGGCCAGGGCCGCTCAGGCTGATAAGCGCAAGAAGCGCAACCGCAATGCATGAAGGACACGTACAGCGAGGCGTGGCGGCGGGAGTGCGAGGCCAGGTGGGTGCTGGACAACCTGCCCGTGAGCAATCCACCGCGCACCAGGAAGCGCAAGACCACCCGGCAGGAATACATCAACGGAGTCGAGGATCAGCGCGGCAAGGCGGCGGCAGACCAGCTCAAGCGCGATATCAGGACTCAATGGCAACAACGCAAGGAGAGATGACATGGAACTTCAAAAGACATGGGATGCCTGTTTGATCAGGTGCTGGAGGATGAATCTGACTCTGTTGGATGTGATGCAGATGTACAACAGCATCACCAAACAGGATCCAGCGGATCTGTTGCGGATGCCAATGGATGAAATGCCCAAAAAGATCGGCGTGAGGGTCTTCATGGACTCCTATCTGCACAAGATCAGCGAAAGGCTTTGGGCGCAGGAGCCAGCCAAAGACATCGATCTGCTTCGCAAGCTCCAGACCAGCAAGTACGACACCAGCTCCAAAGCGCACAGGAGCAATGCTGGCAACGAGCTCCAGAAGGCTCAAAGGTCGGTCAAGACCAGCAAATCCAAGTCCGAGCTGGACATCTGGAAGTACAGCAGGCGCAACCATGCGACAGACTGGAACGTGCATCAATGAGTCTGTCCCCGCAACAGGTCTTCATGCTGAAGATGTTTGCCGATGGCTGGGGCTTCAAGCTTTACAACGACAAGCCAGGCTCATGGAACACCTACTGGTCACTGCGCCGCCGTGGCCTGCTGGGATGCGGCCCAACGGTCAAGACATCCACCAACCTGGTGGCCAAGGACAGGCTGACAGCCAAGGGCCGCAAGGCGCTGGCCAAGGCTCTGGAGCTCCAAGCAAAGCGGGAGGCACAGAGTGGACATGACTGAGCCTGTCGGATTCACCCTGCCCAAGAAGCCCAGGGTCAAGCAACAAGACGCGCCGCCAGACGCACGCAAGGTGGCCGTGATCCCGATCCGCGCCTGCACAGATCCCAACATGACCCACGGCATGACCAAGGTGCTGCTGTGCATCTGCTCCTACGCAAACCGGGCAGGCATCACCTGGGTGAGCCAACAGCGCCTGGCCCAAGACCTCAAGATCACCCGCCAGGCAGTCCAAAAGCAACTGGCCAAGCTGGTCAAGGCTGGCTACCTGGTCATCATCGCCAAAGGCTGGAGAGGCGAACGGGCCAACACCTTGCGCGTCATCTTCGACCCCAGCATCGACACAGACACAGCGATATCAGTCACCAGCGCCCAGGAAGACACCAGGCCACCAGCCATCAAGGAGCAGCAAATGAAGGACGAGCAAGTCGATCCTGAAGGCCTCAAACGCATCGCCCAGATCATGCGATCTGCCGTCAAACCCGTCAAAGCAAAGAAGGAGTACACCATGCCAAAAGACGGTCAAACCATCACCACCAAACGGATGCACGCCGAGATCGAGCAAGCCAAAAAGAGGCGCTCCAAGCCCGCTCATACGCAACCTCCAGAGGTTGCACATGAGGACTCTCAAAAGGTTGCACATCAGCCTGTGGATAACCTCTCCATTTGCAACCCCCAGAGGTTGCCTAATGTGCAACTCCCAGAGGTTGCACGAACTAACCAAGAACATAGTAAGGAGGTTATTAAAGGTAACTGTGTTCTAGGCAACCAAATGAGAATTGAATTGAGACAGTCAGGTCTGAGTGACAGCCAGATCGATGACTGCCTCGAGCACCTGCTGACCGCGTACCAGGCCGAGGGTCTGACACCCAATCCAGACCGCCTGGTGACCGAGATCCTGCAACTGAGCAGGGATGCCTGATGCGACAGACCATCAGGAAGGCATCTAGAAGCCTCTACAAGGCGCGATCAGGGTCAGGTCTAGGTAAGGGTAGCCAACAGCCTGTCCAAACGCTCCTAGCCCGTTCTGTGCGATCTGTACCGAATCCAGACCAACGTATGGGTTTTGTACAGCGGGGGTATGGCGGGGTGTCTGCCGTGTCCAGACCAGGGGGATCGGCAGGGTGTCCCCAAGGAGCCGTGCCCCAAACCATATGCGCGCAGGTGTGCTGGCGCGATACCGGGCGCGTTGACGGGCGCGTGAAATCGACCCTTTGCCCCCCGCCCCTCACCCTAGCGTGCGGGGGCCACCCTCAATTTTTCCCCGCTATTTCAGTGGGTTTGTAAACTTGCCAAAAGGAGTGAATGAATGGCATACGAGCAAAGGCCTGGACAGGGGAGCCTGTTTAGGAATGAGAAAAAGACCACGGACAAGCACCCCAACCTGAGGGGCAAGGTGATGCTGCCCAATGGGGAGCTGAGGTGGGTGAGTGGTTGGAGCAAGAAGACCAGTGCTGGTGAGGCCTGGATCAGCTTGGCCATTGGTGACCTGGTGGCTGGGTCTGGTGGTGGAGTGCCGCCGCTGGATGCTCACAACCAGGCCAAGGGCAATGGGTATCAACCTGAAGACGACGACATTCCGTTCTGATGAGCAAGAAGATGTCTGAGCAGATCCCGTCCCTGAAGAACTGGGGAGGGATTCGGTCTGTGCAAAGGCGGCTGGAGAGGTCGGCCACGATTGTGGCCAACCGTGAGGCCGTGGCCTATGCGCTCTTGTGCATGGCCAACACCAAGATCACGGACATCATGGACTGGGATGAGGCTGGCAATGTGAGGGTGAAGAGGGCCAGTGATATCCCAGACCATGCGTTGCAGTCGATCAAGAGCATCCGGGCCAAGACTGACCGGGATGGCAACTCCACTTTGGAGATTGAGCTGTACGACAAGGTGGGTGTGTTGCGGTTGCTGGCCAAGGCCAGTGGCTTGCTGGACAACCCTGATCAAGAGGACAAGCCATCGGTCATTGATGTGAACGTGGTGGCTCCACCTGGGGATGCAAATGATTGAGACTTTAATTCTGTACGTGATCTGGTCTTTGGGCTTGATGGTTGCGGCTGGTCTTATGGCGGCGCTTGGCGCGTTCCTGGTCCTGCTGGTGGCATTCGTTGAGGACTTCTTTGACCAGATGTTTGGATCACGGGGGAACCAATGAACAAGCCGACATGGATGGGCAAGGTGCTGGGGCTGATGCTGCTTGCCGTGGTGACCATCACCTTCATTGAGCTGGCCAGTGACGGGCTGATGGGCCTGGCTGGAGGGTGCAAATGAACCTGATCTTCATGAAACCCAGATCCATCAATGTGGATCTGTTCACTCACGATGCCGGAGTCTACAAATACGCCAAGCCAGAGTTGGCCAGACACTTTGCGCCTGAATGGTGGAAGAGATTGCCAAAGGTAATCCAGGGTGAATCATCCTTTCCTGCACCAACGATGAAAACGTGCGCTGGGTTCATTGACCTGTACAAGCACGGCTTCATGTTCCAGATGTGGTGCGATCTCTACATCCGGGTCGAGAGTAATGGCGAGTATGTGTGGAAGTTTATTGATGACAAGTCAAGCGCACGCATTCATTCGCCTCAACAGGCCGGTGACCTGTTCATCAAAAACAACATGAGAAACCTCAAGCTGATCAACCCGTGGCTGGCGGTCACAAAAGAGAACGTCCACTGGGTAATCAATCAGCCGATGTGGAGCCAAGATCTTCAGCGAGAGATTGTGATCCCTCCTGCTGTCGTTGAGTTCCAGTACCAAAACACCACGGCCATCAACACCCTGATCGCAGAAATCAACAGGCCGCGAGAGTTTGTGATCCCGTTTGGGATGCCGTTGGTGCATTACATCCCGGTGGACAACAGGTCAGTCAAACTGCACCTGCACCTTGTGTCTGATGATGAGTACAAGCGCATCGAGGATCTCAACTACCCGAGGGCGTTTTCAAACTCATACCGCAAGAAGATCAGAGCGGCAAAGGAGGCAAGCGCGTGACTAAAGACCAAGCATTGGCACAGCCAGAACCACCGCCAGAGTGCCAAACAGAAGCAGAGAAAACAGCATTCGCTTTTGGCTGGTTCAAAGCGATGGAAACACAGCGCAAGGGGGAACGCATGAGAGCAGACATCATCCAGATGGCCATGGATGCCGGGTGGCCGATGGGGCATGAAACTGATCACTACGATGACCCGTTCTTCATTCGCCTTGAACGCTTTGCACAGCTGGTGGCCAAGAGGTGCGCTGACATTGCAGATACGGCAGAGCCGTACAAAGCCGATGACCTGATCAGGAAACATTTTGGTGTTGATGATGAACCAAGAACTGGAGCAACGTGATGGCCCGTACCAAAGAGCAATCAGAGAAGAGCGTGACAGGGGCCGGGCTGAACCTGGACTTCTCACGCTCACCCGTCATCTACGACTTCATCAAGTCCAACAGCTTCGTGCAGGGGATCATGGGGCCAGTGGGGTCGGGCAAGTCCTACGGATGCTGCGGCAAGATCTTCATCAAGGCAGTTCAGCAAAAGCCATCCCCGATTGACAACATCCGCTATTCGCGCTGGGCCGTGGTCAGGAACAGCTACCCGATGCTGAAGACCACCACCATCAAGACCTGGCTGGATCTGTTCCCAGAGTCCACCTTTGGGCCGATGCTGTGGACTCCACCCATCACCCACCACATCCGATTGCCCGCCCGCGATGGGGCCGCTGGCATCGACTGCGAGGTGATCTTCCTGGCGCTCGATCAGCCCAAGGATGTCAGGAAGCTGCTCTCGCTGGAGCTGACTGGCGCGTGGGTCAACGAGGCCCGCGAACTGCCAAAGGCTGTGATCGACGGGCTCACCCACCGTGTTGGCCGCTACCCCACCAAGCGCGATGGCGGCGCGACCTGGCACGGCATCATCATGGACACCAACCCCATGGATGACGACCACTGGTGGCACAACATGGCCGAGAAGGAGCGCATGACTGGCCCGTATGCCTGGAAGTTCTGGAAGCAACCAGGCGGCGTGGTCGAGGTCGATCCTGGCGATCTGCCCGACAACCCAGAGGCCAATGACCATGTGTTCAGTGCTGGCAAGTGGTGGAAGGTCAACCCCAAGGCCGAGAACCTGCACAACCTGCCCGCTGGCTACTACCAGCAGATGCTGCTGGGCAAGAACATGGACTGGATCAGGTGCTATGCAGGGGGGCTCTACACCTACGTGCAGGAAGGCCGACCCGTCTGGCCTGAATACGATGACTCCACCATGAGCGGCGACACCGAGGTGGATCCCAATGTGCCCATCCAGGTGGGCCTGGACTTTGGTCTGACCCCTGCGGCCACCATCGGCCAGCGCAAGCCCAATGGCCAGTGGCAGATCCACAAGGAGATCGTGACCTTCGACATGGGCTTGGAGCGGTTTGGCCTGGAGCTTCTGACCCTGCTCAACCAGCACTACCCCAACCACCAGGTGCTGCTTTGGGGCGACCCCGCGGGCATGGCCAGGGATCCCATCTATGAGGTGACGAGCTTTGAGTTCCTGCGAACGCTGGGCCTGAAGGCACAGCCCACGGCCAGCAACGACTTCAAGGTGCGCCGCGAGGCATCTGCCGCGCCCATGAACCGCTTGATCCAGGGCAAGCCTGGGCTGGTGGTCAACCGAGAATGCAAGCTGCTCAGGAAGGCGCTGGGCGGCGGCTACCACTTCAAGAGGGTGGCCATGGGCGCTGGCCAGGAACGGTTCCGCGATGCGCCCAACAAGAACGAGCATTCACACATTGGTGACTCATTTGGCTACCTGATGCTGGGCGGCGGCGAGTACAACCGCATGACCAAGACTCACCAGCTTGGTGGCCAACCCATGAAGCAGGCCACAGCCAGCATGGACTTTGATGTTTTTGGCTGAACAGATCCCACTCAGGCCTGGCGCGCGGTGGCGGGAATTCCACCCCGCCATGGCCACCCAGATCGAGCCAGACCTCACTGAAGACCAAACCAGAATCATCACGATCAAGTCAGCTCACGGCCCGTCAGCGGCCATGGAGATCAATGGCCAACTCCTGTTTGCCGCTGGGATGTTCACCATCAGCCAAGAGTCAGTCGAGGTCTGGGCGCTGATCAACCCAACCCTGAAACACAAGCACCCGATATTGCTCACCAAAAAAATAATCCAGCTTCTGGATATCTACGCGCTATCGGAAGGCTTGAGGTCTGTCTTCATGTACGTAGAATCCGGGCGCAAGGATGCCCAGGCATGGGCATATTCGCTTGGGTTCCAGCCAACTGGTGAGATCCTGAACTATGCCGATCCTGGTGCTGGTGTTTTCATCTTCACAAAGGACTTTTCCCATGGCCGCAGCGATCCCCTACGTTCAAGCCATTGCCACCGCCAAGATGGCAATTGATGCCGACAAGGCGCGCAAAGACGCAAATACCGCCCGTGATGCTCAACTGGCCCAGCAGCGTCAGGCATCTGCCCAGATTGAGGCGCAGATGGCCGAGCAGACCAAGGCCCAGCAGATGGCCGCAGAAGCCGCCAAATCCCAGTTGCAGGCCCAGCAGGCCCAGTATGCCGAGCAAAAGGCTCAGGCTGACACCACCGCCAAGCAGATGGCTGATCAGTTGGCCACAGAGCGCCAGCAGTCAGCGGAGCGCGAGGCAAGCCGCATCCGTGCCCGTGTGCGCGGAGGTCGCCGCTCCCTGCTCTCTGACACCCGCCTGACCCCCGAAGTGGGGATGTTGGGTGGCTCCAGCAACCTGGGGCAGTGATCATGAAGACCAAGGTCGAAACCGTGATGCACGAATTCAAGACTGGCAAGCTCAAGTCCAGTTCTGGCGACAAGGTGACCAACCCCAAGCAGGCCATCGCAATCGCACTGTCTGAGCAGCGCCGCGCGCGCAAGCAAGGCCTGATGAAGGGAGCCAAAGCATGAAGGTCGAGATTGAAATCAAAGGCAACGGCAACGGGAAAGAAGCCGAGGCGATGGATGAAGCCGAGATGGTGGACGAGATGAAGATGGCCATCGGCAAGAAGCTCCAGAAAAATCTGACCCTGACCCGCAAAGAGCGAACCCTGCTTGCCCAGTACCTGCTCAAGGAGGAGGAAGACTGATGGCCAAGAAAGAAGTCTGGGACAAGCCGCGCCCCAAAGAGCTTGGCGAGTCCAAGGAACTGTCCCCGGCACAGAAGCGGATGGCGATGCGCCGGGCGCAGAAAGCTGGCCGACCCTATCCCAACCTGGTGGACAACATGGCGGCGGCGAGGGGCAAGAAGTGAGCAAGTACAAAGACCCAGAGGGCGGTCTGACCGAGGCTGGTCGGCGCAAG